TAGCCTGCGCTGTATCTACACCAAACGCATCTATAGCATCGGCTAGTGCTTGTTGTAGAGCTGCTATCTCATCTTCGTTAAGCCCTACACGAGAGGTTAACCCATCTACATTTAGGCCAAGGCTAGATAAATTGTCAGCGTTAGTGTCAATCTGATCTTGTAAAGCCTCTACACTTATACCCAGTGTATTCGCCGCTGATTGTATAGCATCGGCTTTAGCCTGCGCTGTATCTACACCAAACGCATCTATAGCATCGGCTAGTGCTTGTTGTAGAGCTGCTATCTCATCTTCGTTAAGCCCTACACGAGAGGTTAACCCATCTACATTTAGGCCAAGGCTAGACAAGGCATCGCTGTTGTCCCCAATTAACTTCTCTAATGCCTCTTTAGTAAGCCCTAACGCAGTGGCAGCGTCTTCCTTAGCCTGAGCTATGTCTCCAGCGTTCTCCCCTATGGCAAGGTCTAACGCAGCCTTTAAGTTGGAGATTTGCGTATCCGTATAGAGGTTAGCTGTGGTAAGCGTAGTCTGTAGGTCGGCAGTAAACTTACTAGTATTAGCGGTAATTAAGCCTCGGAGCGTGCTGTCTGTAAGCCCTAAATCGCTAGCAACTTTGCTTATAGCTTGGTCTATAGACCCGCCACCAGCTAACGCACCTGTTAACTTAGCCTCTAAAGAAGTTACAGTCTCTGCAAGCCCTGAAACTTCCCCAACTAAAGTGTCGTAGTTAGCCTGTTGAGCCGCATCTACTGCGCCTTGCAAGTCACCTTGAGGGTTGAGCCCCATAAACTGATCTATTTCAGCTTGGGTAGGAGTGTACCCACCATACGCAGCTTTTACCTCGGCCTCTGTGACAGTAGCAGCGTCTACTCTGCTGGCTAAATCGGCGGGGGTGTACTGGCCCGCTAATCCAAGACCTAATAGCTGGTCGTCAGTTATTACGTACTCACCATTATTGTCTACTTCGTATGCGTCTACCCCTGCTATTTTATCTAGCTCAACCCGGGCATCTTCCGCTACTACGTAGTTGTTCCCTACGTGAGTTTGTACTAGACCCGCTAACGTGCTGTCGTCTATAACTCCTGTAGGTATGCCCGCATTAGCAGGGTCAAAATAGGCGTACTTACCAAACTCAGCGTTTACCTCCTCCTGCGTGGTTATGTATTGGTCTATTAACGGGTCTTCTACGTTATCGACTAACGCACCCTGCATGGCGGGAGTGCCTGCCGCGCCTTTGTTTACCGTTAAAGCAGTGACTAGTGACGCGTACGCTGTCGTGTTAGATGGGGTTATACCCTGAGCTGCTAAAGCATCTTTTGCTTGTTGCGTAGTAAACTGCCTGTCAGCTATCCACGCGTCACGTCCGGCGGAGTCTAAATTCTCAACTGCGGCTATATCGGCGTTGCTAGCTGCCGTCCACCCTTTGCCAAGTAAGTCTGTAGCAACTTGTTTCTGTGCGGTAGTCCTAGTAGCGTTCTGGAACGAGGAGGTTATAGTGTTTAGCCCCGTCCTGTCGTTCCAATCAATAGAGCTAGAGTCAAAGTTATTTATATCCGATTGGTCATACCCTTTGCTAAGTAGGTGGGCCTCAATGTCAGCTCTAGTAAGTACGTTATCCGTTATCTCTTTAGACAGCCCAGACTGGGCAACATTCTTACCTTGAGTAAACCCTGCGGCGAGTAATTCACTATCTGTATACCCTGTTTTTGGGTCACCATTTGCGTTGTAAAGAGTGCTTTCATTTACGCCTAACTCCGCCGCTAACCTAGCGCGAATCTCGTTGTAAGTAACTTCATTCTCGTTACGGTACGTCGCCGTTATGGACTCTGTGGTGTCTGCGTTAAACCCTAGCGACCCACCAAAAATATCCGAAGTGTTAGGAACCGCAAAGCCTTCGCCTTGTAAATAAGCATTTATTTCAGCTTCACTTACAGTAGCGTCATCTAAACGGTCAGTTAGGCTGGGAGTAGTTGCTCCATTAGTATACGTGAAGCCATCTTGCCAATAGTTACCTGTGTACGCACTGAGGTCTAACCCCTCAGAAATTGCCTGCCCTACTGCCGCTGCATCTGCAAACCCGAAGTCCGTTGGGTTAGTAATCATAGCTGCCATTACTTCGTCTTGAGTAACAGTAGTCTCGTTGTAGAGGTCTAGTGCATCACCAGTTAAGTTGGCTATATCTTCGGGTAGTACTGTAGCTTCGTTACCCACACCAACTAGTCGGCTAGCTATATTACCACTAGGTATCCACCCCTCGCCGTACCCAAGAACATCTCTAAAGTAAGCGTTAGCTTCGTCTCCAGTAACAGTGCCTTCTTCAAACGCAGTTCTTTGCTCACCGTCTGTGGCGTACGCGCCTGTTTTTACTAGGTCAAATGCTCCAGCGTATTTAGCTTCTAAGTCTTCTATAGACAAGCCTACATCTGCTGGGAACGCAGCGCGTAGATCGTCAGCTACTTCACTTCTGGTGTAGCGCCTAGCGTCTATGTCGCGTTGTATTGCTTGTTTTCTTTGGTCGGCGTTTAGCCCTTCAAACCCTGCTCTACCTCGTCCAGTGGAGAACCACGATATAAGTCCCGCACGCGCTGCTTCGGTATACGCTCCACCGTCTTGGGTAGCATCGTCCATTGCAGCTTCTATGTCGGATCGCATTGACGCTACTGCTTCTGCTTCTACACGCTCTGCTTCTACACGTGCATCTCGTTGTGTTATGGTTTCATTAGCTGTTTGGTAACCAGATGTAGTTGTACCTAGGTCAATGTCTAAACCTGTACCTGCAAACGCAAGTAATTCTTCGTTGGTCAAACCCGTAGTATCGTAGTCTAGTCCGTCTAGGTACGACTTAACATCGGCGGCGTTAGTTATATCGCCTTGTAGCTTAGTTTTACCCGCTGAATCAGCGTTTGCATCACCGTTTAACTGTACTATCTGGTCTAGGTAAGCACCGTAAATCTCTTCGTCTATATTGTTAGAACTTATACCTAATTCACGACCTAGGTCAGCTTTAGCCTCTGCACGTGTGTACTGCCTAGGGGCTAAGTATGTGTCTACTCCACCTTTTATTCCTGTGTCAGGTTTGTTTTTCCCAGTAAACGCATCGTAGTTAAAGTCCTCTGGTACGGTAAACCCTTTAGCTTCTAAGGCAAGTTTAACCTCAGCTTCAGTAACGGTATTAGCGTCACGCCATGCTTTAGTAGCTGTATCTAAGTTTGCTTGCGGTTTCTTACCCGTATACTGTGAGTAATCAAAGCCTTCTGGTACAACAAAATCCTGATCTTCTAACGACTTCTTAACTTCAGCTTGAGTAACAGTATTGTCGTCTACGTATTGAGTTATACCTGTATTGTTGTTTAGGTAAGCGGTAATCTCTGCTTCGCTAGGGTTATAGTCACCAAACGCAGTTATAGTATCTTGTCGTTTTTTGGCCGCCGCTGCTTCTGCTTCTACACGTGCATCTCGTTGCGTTATGGTTTCATTAGCTGCTTGGTAACCGGCTGTATCTGCATCAAGGTCAATGTCTAAACCTGTACCTGCAAACGCAAGTAAATCTTCGTTGGTCAAACCCGAAGTATCGTAGTCTAGTCCGTCTAGGTACGACTTAACATCGGCGGCGTTAGTTATTTGCTCCTGTACTTGTAAATCACCTTGCGTGTTAGTCCTAGCGCCGGTCATGTCTACCATACCGTCTAGGTAATTTTCGTACGTTACTAAGTCATCGGCAGTAAGTGCTCTACCTAACTCGGTAGCCAAAGCTGCTTCCGCATCACCACGTGTGTACTGTAGGGGAGATAGGTATTGATAAACTTCGGTAGCTAAATCAGTACTATCTTTATTCTTACCTGTGAACTGGGTAACGTCAAAGCCTTCAGGTATAACGTACCCTTGACCTTGTAAAGACGCTATAGCTTCAGCTTCGGTAGTGGTGTTGTCGCCGCGCCAACTTTGGGTAGCAGCGTCCAAACCCGATTCAGGTTTTTTGCCCGTAAACGCCGAGTAGTCAAAGTCAGCAGGTACGTTAAACCCTTGAATTGCTAACCTAGCCTTAACCTCAGCTTCGGTAATAGTGTTAGCCTCACGCCAATTCGCAGTTTTTGCGGGTAAGCCCGTCTGGTCATACTTACCAATAAACGGCGTGTAGTCAAAGTCAGCAGGTACAGTAAACCCTTCAGCTTCTAAAGCACTTTTAACCTCAGCTTCAGTAACAGTGTTAGCGTCGCGCCAACTCTTAGTGGCGTTGTTTAACCCTGATTCAGGCTTCTGCCCAATAAACGGCGTGTAGTCAAAGTTAGTAGGTACAGTAAACCCTTGATCTGTTAATGACTTCCTAACCTCAGCTTCGGTAATAGTGTTAGCGCCTGCGTAAGTTTTTGCAGTGGCCTCTAATCCTGAGTCAGCTTTGTTTTTACCAATAAACGGCGTGTAGTCAAAGTCAGCAGGTACAGTAAACCCTTCAGCTTCTAAAGCACTTTTAACCTCAGCTTCAGTAACAGTGTTAGCGTTGCGCCAACTCTTAGTGGCGTTGTTTATTCCTGAGTCAGCTTTGTTTTTACCAATAAACGGCGTGTAGTCAAAGTTAGCAGGTACAGTAAACCCGGCAGCCTGTAACGCACTTTCAACCTCAGCTTCAGTAACAGTGTTAGCGTCGCGCCAACTCTTAGTGGCGTTGTTTAGCCCTGATTCAAGCTTCTGCCCAACAAACGGCGTGTAGTCAAAGTTAGTAGGTACAGTAAACCCTTCAGCTTCTAAAGCACTTTTAACCTCAGCCTCGGTAACAGTGTTAGCGTCTACGTAATTGTCTATGCCAGCAGGGTTGTTTAAGAAGTCGGTAATCTCCTGCTCGCTAGGGTTATAGTCCCCAAACGCGCTTTCTGTATCGGCACGTTTTACTCCAGTTGTGTAATCTCCAAGTAAACCGTCTTTAGCAGTTGAGTTAGTACCTACAGTAATGCCACTTGCTAGTGCCGCTGCTACGGCGGCATCCATACCGTTATCTACTGTCCTAAACTTAAGTTTACCACGTAGCCAGTACGCCTCTTGCGTGTCTCTGGCTATCCCCAACTGGTCGTGCAGTGCGTCCTCAAGCTCTTGCTGGGTAAGCTCAAACCTACCCGCGTCGTTTCTCAAGCTCGCAAGGTTTAGTAAAGAGTCCCCAGAGGAAGCATTGTTAATGTCATTAACATACTGTTTGTATATGTCAGAATTTTTGTCTGACAGTATGCCGTCTAACTCTGCTAAAGATGCCGTTTTTTGGTTTGCGAGTACTGCTGCCGCACGCGCTTGCGTATTGGCTGGTGAGTTGTATTCTTGGTCTTTTATAGTGCGTATAGCACTGGCTTCTCCAGCCGAGCCGTCCCATGTAACATTTGATCCAGTGACTATCGCATCAATGTCTTCAGTAGTAAATGCGTACCCCGGGTAGTGCTCGGCGTAAAACGCTTCCGCTTCTTCCCTAGTAACTACCTCGGCGTTTATCGCGCTACCGTAAAGATTTTGTACTTCTGATTCAGTCAGGCCCACTACAGCCGCAGCTACGTTAGGGTTAGCCGCCACATAGTTGTCGGCTTGTTCTTTAGTCCAACCGTTAGCTTGAAACAACTCAGACACTTCATCCGCGTCTAATACCGCTAGGTCGGCAACTGGCTCTGCACGAGCGGTTATAGCCGTAGCTTTATCGTCTTCTACATACTGCCCCAGATACTGATTCATCTCGCTTGCTTGGTCTAAAGTAAGCGTTATCCCTTTCCCAGCGGCGGCGTCTACTAGGTCTTGTGCTGTTATTACAAGAGGTTCTACGTACGTAGTTATGTCGTCACTAAATGATGTATTAGGGTCGTTGGCTGCGGTGAACTGTGTTATCTCATCAAAACTTGGGGTGTACCCAGATTTTGCGAACTCCTCCACTACTTCGGCGCTGCTGTTATAATTTGCATCGTCTACTTCGTTGAGTAGGTTTACCGCTGTGGTACCTGTTACTCCTACATCGTCTAGGAAAAGCTCAAGCTGCTGTGCGCCTGCTGGGGTCTTTGGTGTATTGTTAAACGCGTAGTTTACTTGGGGGCTACTATTTAATAGTAAGTGGGTGTTTGGGTCTACCGATTCATTGGTAGTCGTGCCGTTAAAGCTATCGCGCATTGAAAACCCGTCACCTTGGGTAACGCCGTCAGGATCGTAACTAACTTTAGTGTTATAGTTGGCTAACGGCCCTTGCCCAAGCGTGTATATAGTACCTACAGTACCAGTAGATATTATTGGGCTTAGGAACGCCGCCATCCATACATCCGGCGCTACGTCGTATTCTTTGTTTACATTAGCTACTATAAGCGAACCTAAGTGCGCCGTTGTCAGTGTCTCTTCAACAGTTTCCGACACTGCTTCCCCAACTATTACGTCAACCCCGTTGTCCACTCTGTCCATAAGTTCTTCTGTGGCGCTAGTAAACGAAGCGTTACCCTTGTCTCCAAACAAAAACTTTTCCAACTTCGCCCCGCCAAAACCCATACTAAAAGCGGTTAGTACCCCTGCGGTAATAGAGTTCTTAAACGCTAAATCATCCGCCATCATCTTAGACATGGCTTTTATTTCATCAGGTTGGTATAAAGGTACCTCTACTGGCTCGTCGTTTACGTACGTCGTGTACGTCTGCTTTGATAATTCTTTAAAAGACTCGTTGTAAACTTGGTCGTAAGCCCCATCAAACGTTTCAGACATAGCCACTAACACTTCAGAACCTAGCGCTGCCGTCAGTCCTACCCCTGCAATTATGGCCGCACCGGCAGCGGCGGATAAGCCAGCAACACCAACAACAGGGGCGGCAATAGTAGTGGCTCCAGCACCCACTAACCAAGGTAGCCCTTCTTGAAATATCTCTCCCCCTACCATATCCATTAAGAATACAGACGGGCGGTTTTCTAATGTGCCAAGTATCTTACGTGCAGTACCTTCCGCATTACCCATACCCTCTGGTATAGGGGCGCCCATAAGAGCGTCGTTCTCGGCTCTAGCGTCTTTGTAGCCCTGCGTGTGCATCTCTGCACCTAGCCCTTGCCACTTCTTAGCCCACTCAGTTACTTCTGGGTTTACGTCCATACCAATAAATCTTTGTACACCATTTACGGTGTTTACTACCCCTGCGCCCCATTCGACGAGGTTAGCGATGTCATCTTCAAACGCATCTTTTCGCTCTTGTGACCCCGGGATGGCATCGAGTACATCCTGCTTTAACTCTTCCCGCTTTGTACTCATCCACACGGCCATGTCTATATAGCCAGCCATGCCGTTTCTTTGTAGGTCATCTACTATGGCGGCCCTTTCAGCCGTTACTATGACTTCATTCATTTCCATTAGGTTATTTACAAAGTCTATTGGGTCTTCTGAACGTAGGGTGACGAAGTCAGTGGCACCCGTGTTAATAGGAACGATACCTTTGTTGGCATCCCATATAGTTACTGGGGCGGCGTCTCCAGCTTTTTTAACCCACTCAAACTCGTTGGTTACTACATTAAATCTTTTATCCGCGTTGCCCGCTATAACATCCGACCAAGAGGTATCCCCACCTAGAACTGTTGTCGATACGCTAAGGTCTTCGTTAGCTGCTCGGTCTAAGTTTGTAAAATCGACGTTGGGGTTATCGGCAGCTATAGTATCGGAGTATTCATACACCTCGCCATCTCTATGAAGAGCCTCATACCTGCCAAACCCGCCCGCCGCAGCTATACTACCTTCGTCATTAACCCCGTCTGAATACTGCGCTGCTAAATCCCAAGCCGCGTTGTCGTTGCTGTCAGGTATTGTATAGGTGCGATAAAAGTTCTCCCCTATGAATGCACTACGATTTGCTTCAAACAAGCCATCATAAAGTTCATTCCTTGTCATCCGTGCGTGCTGTTCTTCGGTTAGCGGGCCTTCATAATCACGCCACCCATTATTCGCACTTTGTTTAATTATACTGTCTGCTCTTTCCTTGGCGTAAGCATCAGCATAATAGTTAGCTATTGCGTTCCTATCCCCCGTAGCTAGTACATCGTCTAGCTCGCTTATTTTTGGTGCCCTTACATACGTATCTACCACCTCTTTCGGTACGGCGGGCTGCCCTGCTTTACCTTTTATAAGGTCTGAATACGTCTGTGAAAACATTGTAGTATTGTTACTAGAAGGTTTATCCGCGTATACAATTACCTCTCCCAATATCTGCGATGCTGTGTCGAGCACTTCTTTTTCTTCCATGACTGCGGCAGCGGCGTTGTTAGTGGCAAGCCCCGCTTTAGACCCCATAGATAAGTAATGGTCGTAACCATCTTCTAGGGGTATATTGTTTATTTCAGCGTACTCTCCAAGAACAAAATTTGAATCCATTGCTGTAACGAATACCTTAGATATTTCGTCGTTTATAGGGTTAAAGTTGTTGTTTACTTCCTCCGAGGACGTTTCTAAATCACCCAAGTAGTCAGTTAAGTCTAGGTTTAGTTGATCCCACTGCTCGTATAGTGGAGCTAACTGTGTGTTTAAATTTTCTAGTGTTGTTCTGTTATCCTCTAAATAACCGTTGTAGTCGCCATATGTATCGTTTAAGTCCTCAGACAACGCACTAATAGCCCTATTATCGTAAAAATCTTGCTGCCGTTCCCACTGAGCTACGTCCAAGGCACGGCGCTCGTCGCCTTGCTTGCCGTTGGTCATTTCTAAACCCACATCGCCGTCGTGAAGTTGCCACCAACTTCTATCTTGGCCAGTAATATACCACTCAATTGCGAGTGGTACATTATACTCAGCGACGTCTCGTCTCGCTCTATAATCGCCATCACTGCCGCTGTAATAACCATTACCGCTATCTTTTAGATTTTGTACCTCAGAATCAAAAAGAGCCTCTGTAAAAGTCTGTCCCCCTCCATCTGGGTTAAACACCATTTCGTTTCGCTTGGACATGAGGTCATCCCCTTGCCTGTACCCACTGGTACCACGTTTGAACGACCAACCCGGCTCGTTGGCATTTTGCGCTAGTTCAGCGAAACTGTATCCCGTTACGTTATCCCCAGAGCCAGTCGTAAACGCAGGCGCCTGAAAGTTTTCTAAGCTAATGTTATACTTTCTTCCATACTCATCTAGGGTATCAGCTATGGCTTTAGCTTGGTTTTGTAGCCCTTCTATAGACCCTGTCCACAAGTTCCCCAAAGAGTCTATAGTGTCACTTACTGCACCAAAGTCTCCCGTTAATACGTCGAGAGCGTTGTCTAATACGTCCCCTAGGAGAGAGTCTCCTATAGCTTTGTTTAATTCTTGTGCGCCAAAACCTTTTATTGTTTCTAACAATACGCGAGCGGCGTCGTCCCCAGTGCCTCCGGCAAGAGCTACGGTAGCTGTTCGCTGTATACTAGTGGTTAAGAAAGATAATTGTCTGTCTGATATGTCCCCAGTTATAAACTCGGGTACTTTGCCCAACACGCTACTAACTGCTTCAGTGGTTATAAGCGCCTTGCTAACAGCTTCGGCGTAGAGTGCAGGGGTAATCTCTTCCCCTTGTAATTCGGCGGTAAGCCCTGCGCTTATTACATTAAGAGCCGCTTGGGGTAGAGGGTAGTTTTTACCTTCTAAATCTTTAAATGCAAGCCCTATACGCTCGTCTATCTCTCCTAGAGCAATACTAGCTAACTCTTCAGTGCTAACAGACAGGACGCCACCAACGAACGCATCAGCGCCACTTTCCCCTAGTACAAGTGCGTTAACTCCACGCTCCGTGCCTTCTACTAACGACGCAGCTACAACATCATTATAGTATTGGTCTGGGACATACTCGGCGTATTTCGCATCTACAAACCCAGCGGTTTTCGTGCCAAGATATTGAGCCGAATATCCTACCGCTACACTCTTTAATACATCTTCCCAGTCCCCCCCGGCGTCAATTACAGCAGCACCGTTCATTAGAGGTATAAGCCACCCCTGACCTGTAGATATTAGTACAGCTTCGGCCACGAATTTTATGGGGTCTTGAAGAATACCGTTAACTACGTCTTTTTGAAACTCATACACAGGTTCCCAAACTTCGTCGTCAAACCATCTACCGACCTCTTCTAGGTCATCTTCAAACCCGCCGTGGAACACGAAGTCTTCCAGATCTTTACCCCAATCAGATACATTGTCCCAAGTGTCTTCCCATATGCTCGTTAGTCCGCCCATTATACTTTCTTACCTTTATTTTTTATGGGGGCATCGGATAACGCCACTAGAGCTACGTATTGTGTTTTTCCGTTGTCTCCAACGTTAATACCTACACCCTTGGGTTTTAATTGGTTATATACTTTACGAAACGCATTTTCGTAGTTTGGGTCACTAAAACGTACTTCGTAATACCTAACTCCAATCTTTTGTATATGGGCTAGGTAGTCTGTTATGTTTTTAGGTAAGTTAGTAGAGGTGTCTATGCTATACATAGTACCTTTCATCTTATCTTGGTGTTTGCCTTCCGCTCTTGTAGATATAAACGCGGTGTTCCCCGACTGGACTATTTCTGTATTTGGGGCAGCAGCTAACGACGCTATGTAAGCTAGATATTTTGGGTCTTGTCCTTCCAACACCGATGCAATAATCTCGGGGCCAGACAATAACTTTTCTTGCCTACTTATCTGTTGCATACTGCGCTCCTAGTTAAGGTCAACAAAACTGCCATTGGCATATAGTTTTAGCTTATGGTCATCGGTGTCGTAGTATACCTGCCCATTTGCTGGAGAGCTAGGAGCAGCACTCTGCGCTGGGAACTGAACTCCGCCGTTAAGTGGCTGTGTCACTAGATCACCAAGTTGCTGTGCGCCAGCTACAACTTTACTATACCTTAAATTACCGTCTTCAGAGCCGTCAGACGCATCGCCTATTTCTGTATATACACTGGCGTACAAGATTTTCTCTGGGCCACCCGATGAGAAGCCACGGTCGTTACTACCGTAAAACTCTATTTTCCCTAAGTCTTCTCCATCTGCTCCGTTAGATTGAGAACGATAGAGTTCAATAATAGGACTAGCGTCAGCACTATTTTCATTATTTCTTATAACAAGGTCAGCACTTGTACTATTGCTAGTAATAGTTAAAGGGGCAGTTTTTACTTGCACGCCCGTATTATCTATTATTACTGCCTGTGCAGTTGAACCTGCTTGTGTAGTCTCAACTATAAACCTACCATCTTCTGAACCGGCAGTTGAATCTACGATTTCTCCGTAAATAGTAGCATACTGGATTTGCTGAGGGCCACCACTAGACAAACCACGGTCATTAGCACCGAAGAACTGTATTTCCCCTATCTCGTCACCATCATTACCGCCACTAGAACCGTGTGCCCGGTTTAACTTGATAATAGGGCTAGCATCGGCACTACTTGCTTCATTATTGGTTATTACTAAGTCAGCGTTTGTATCGCTACTTGTTATAGTTAAAGGGGCAGCAGCAGTAACGTCACCTGTAACAGTAAGGTCACCATTAACAGTAGTGTCGCCAGCGGTGAATGCTACGGAAGAATTTGTAACCGCTAAAGTACCGCTTGTAAGGTCTGGGAGATATATATCGTAAGCACCATTAGCTACAGTAGCATTTGGAGTGGCGTTTAACTTAAATGATTTTTGAGCCGCATTGGGACTGAAAAACTGCATATACCCATTACTGTATGACATTAAGATAGGATTGCCATAACCCATTTGCAGACCGTAAGAGAATAGGCTCATCGCTGGGTCTTCTTGACCACCACCATGGCCTAACTTAAATTTAAGAGCACCTTGTTCGTTACCATCAACGGGGTACTCTGTTTCGGCGTAAATTCCAGCGTATTCAAATTTTTCTGGCGTACTAGCGTTATTATTGGTACCAAAGAATTTTACCGCCCCTATTTCAGAACCACTTGCCGCAGGTGTAGGACTATCTCGAAATAGTTCTATACTTGGATTTTCAGTAGTGCTGTTTGGGTCTATGCTTGTGAGTTTTAATGTATTGGAATTGACGTTAAGTTCGCCATTAATTGTAGTAGCGCCAGCAGTAACCCCACCAGTAACAGTAAGGTCACCATTGATAGTAGTGTCGCCTAGGTCTTGACGCAAGTGCTCATCTAGCTGGTTAAAGTACAAACGCAGGACGCTAAACGTGCGTTGGTACAGGCTCTGATTGTACTGTGCAGGCGGTATCGGCAGGGCTGGGGACTTAAACTTGACGTTATTAGCCATTATCGTCTTCCGTCTGGGCGCATATCAATTCGGGGATACCCGAGCTGCCACTTAACACCAAGGTCAGTAGACTCGACTTTTAGCGACATTTGTCTGCCACGTAGGCGCATGTTTAGGTGTGTGGTGTAAGGTTCTACAGTAATTGTAGCCCCCTGTACTACTGTGCCTGTATTACTGCCACCTTCTGACGTTGGAGTGTTATATCCAGAACCTGAGCTATCTAACGGGTTTAACGTCATATCTACGCTAGGAGCGCCGGATGTAGACCCTTGGAAGGTAATATCGGGCAGCATACGCCATACAAACGCGAATTGGTGCCCGTCTTGTAGATCAAACTCAGAAGACGTAATAGAGGCAGTTATGGCCGTTGTAGTGGTAGTTTCGCTATCATCCACGCCAATTTCGTGGTCTACGAGGTTTTTAGTGTATGTAGCAGCTAATGGTAAGCTACGTATGCCCGAGTTCTCCCACGCAGTACGCGCCATAGTGCCGTGATACCACAGGTTTTCTAAGTAGTTATAGGTTACGTATAGGTCGTTGGTTGTACTGCCCGCGCTAGGGTAAAACCACCAAATTTCGTTAAACTCTTCGTTGGTGCCAGAAACTATTTGTTGGGCTTGTGTAGTCTCAAAGCTCTCAAATACGTGCCTATGTAGCGTGCAGGGTAGTGGTTTTACGTTACCATCATAGGTATAAAACTTGTCTTTACCCATCCAAAACGCTATACCGTTAGCATATGATACGGCGTTTGGACTAGCTATAGACACGTTTTCACCTACTATTTGCGCACCCCAGCCCTCTAAACCAAGCAATTGTAGTGCGTATAAAGCGGCATCTGTCCAAATAAGTATCTCTTGGCGGGCTTGTATACCCGTTATAATCTCACCACCCCTAGATAGTTTTAGGCTGCCAGCTACGTTCGTAGTAGTAGGCGCCCAGTCCCCAGCGTCTTCTTGGTCTGACCAACGTACTAGTAGTGGGTCTAATGTGTTTGTAGTGTCTAAATACGCTGTCGTACCTAAACAGAACACGAACCGGCTAATGTCTGATACCAGTACCCTGTTAGCCTTAGCGGGCACACTAAGTGAGTTTACTCTACTAGACAACAAGACAGCACGTGTAGTTAAGGTATTTGCGCCGTCCCAATAGAATAGTGGCCCACCCCTAAAGTTAGTAATTATGTCTTCACCAAAGTTAGCTTGGCTCCACAAACGTATAGTAGCTTCGGTGGTAAGGCCAGTGCTCCATAACCCGCCTCCGTAGTATCCTGCGCCCCAACCAGCCTGAGCAGTTTGTATTTCAGCGCCTGAGTTTATCTGGTAAGTAGCTACTACAGAACTACCCCCGCCGAAGCCGTCACCTGTTGCGGGGTCATTACTAGCCGTAGTGTCAATTGTATAAGAATCAACAAAGGAAAAGGTTAGAACAGCCCCGGTAGATATGGTCTTAGATGTACCTATTGTAACAATAGTGTCATCTTCGCTACCCGCTACGCCAGTTACACGCTCACTAATAGCTGTACCATCAGTTTCCGCGCCAGTCATTAGCATACCTATTGATATGGCAGAAGCAGCGCCGGTAATAGTATTTATTTCTACAGTAGCATCGCTGGAGCCATCTGCCACAGCTTTAGTTTCGGCTAGGTTGTAGGATATTTGGTATTCTTTGTTTATTACACCGGCTGCTATACCGTTAGTAGCACCTGCACCAGAAAATGTAACGAAATCGTTGTTTTTATACCCAAGGTTGGCGTCTATAACTCGAATAATAAAGTGAGTAGCCGCGCTAGTATCGTCGGTAAGTAGTGGGTTTGCCCCTAGAGTTATAACTGCATTGAAGTGTAATATCGCGTTTATGGCTATGCTTTTAGAGGCGCCTATGGTTATGCTACCTTGACTAGCTACGGCGGCAACAGTGACACTTATGGCAGAACCACTAGCATCTGTGCCAGTCATAATCATACCTGTACGTACGGTGCCTACATTGTTCTCTAGGGTTACTGTGGTAGAGCTAGAAGTAGCGGCTTTTACTGTCGCAGAGGCTTGGTCAAGTGGAGTAACGTCATTGTACTCCCCACCAGACTCTACATAGAACTTAGTGTTCGTACCAACACCTACATATAATTTGCTCGCTAAAGTACGCCAGCTATGAATAGAGCGGGAGATACCGTCAAACACGTTGTTAGATAGGCGCGCCCACCCACCGATCTTTTCCGGCAGACCTTTACGGAACCGTACTTTATCGGAGTCGTTCCAGCCACCTTCAGTGCTGTAGCGCGTACCTTCTTTGTTTACGCCGGGTTTTAGTTCTAACTTGCTTAATGGCATTGTTACCTCTTAATAAATCCACAGCACAGGTACAGTATTGCGTGTGTCTACGTGAACAAAAGTCTTAGCAACACCAATACCACTAAACCCTAACTCGAATGCTTTTTTAGCTAACAAGAATCTTTGTGCCCCGCCGCTAACACGTATATCTGCGGCAATGCCTTTACTGTGCATCCCCGGTGCGGCTTTCTTAGCCTCAATAGAATGCTTAGGGCTTCTGTACCCAGAGGTAATCGTAAACGAAAACCCACACGCTTCGCGTAACGAATCTAGCGCATGAATAAATTCATCCTGCATATCGTTCTCACCAGTCTCTTGGCAGTCAAATTCTTCGATTTTAAAGTATTTAAAGTTACTCATCTGGCTTATGACTCGCACCGAAGTAAAAAGAAGTTATAGCTGATACTACACCCCCCATGTAACCTAGGATTAGGCTTACTATAGTGTCGCTATTAGCATCAGGTGGCTGGATAGTAACAAGAAAAATATACCCAACAAAACCCACCAGAGCGACAAGAGCAACGACTCTCGGCGTCCAATCACCTTTGTGTGCCTGTCTCGCATCTTTGACATCTTGAGCCTCCAGAGCAAATACATCGACTTCTAGCTCTGCCATCTTCTTCTCGAAGTCTAGCTCGGCTTTTTTAATCTCAACAAGTTGCTCAGGTGTGGCAGATTGCATCGCTGTCTCGATAGACTTAGCGTCTGACTTACAGCCTAGCACAGAGGCAATTGCTTGTGCAGCAGTGCCCCCAAGAGGGCCAGCTAGTGCCGTACCAAGTGTAGGGGCAACCGCCCCAATTAAGCCTTTAATAGCTTTAAAATTCATTTTACTTACCTACTTTCTGCATAGCTGCTTTATGTGAAGCTGAAAAGCTCTTACCGTTCTTCATTTCTTTGCGCATAAAAGCCATATGCTTCGCTGTATGGTGCTCTTTATGCTTTTCTAGCGTTGTTTTCTGCCGCTTGGTTAGCCCTGAAGTACGTTTATGCATAGCCCTTATCCTAGTGGGTTGTTGTTTAAGTTACTTAATCTCGAACTAAGGCGCGCAATTTGCCCTTCAAGCCTTTCAATCGTGCTTTGAAGATTGCTAATTCGGCTTTTATTAACGCTAACGCCGCTTTCGATTTTGCTTGTATCTTGGCTTTGAAGCCCGCTAATAGTGCTTTCAAGTCGTTTAATAGTTTGGTCAGCATTGGTTATCTCCGCTTGTATTGTAGCAATAGTAGCCGATATACGGCCTATATCACTGTTTGATTGTGTGACTTCAAGTGTAGTCAATCTACGCTCCATAACGCGAATTTCTTCGACATTATATAGTTCTGACATAGAACCTTCTAGTTGAGCTACTTTCTCTTCCATTGTGGCGAAAGTCATAGCAACACCGCCTAGAGCGCCTGCTATACCAACCCAAGTACTAATTTGTTCTGCATTCATCGTGGTGTTACCTCGTATCCGCTATCGGGAAAAAAGCCTTGCCCATTAGTCGAATTAACTGACCAAAACTCACTTTCAACACCTACTACTGTACCGTTCCAAGATATGTTTATTTGGTCTAGGTATACGTCATCAATGTTTACTATAGCGCTATCGTAGAATGCCTGAACAGTATCGGATGCCTGTGTGCTAAAAGTAGTCGCTTCAATTATCGCACCTTCATACTGTTCAAGCATGTTCTTTGTTCTTGATGCTACTACCATCCCCTCAATGCTGGCTGCATATTTGTCTCTTGTATCTTGTTTAATATCGCGTAGGTCGTTATCAGTAGCGTATTTCTCCATACCGATTTTAGTCGATTCATCAGCTACTTCAATCTCAGCCGCTATAGCTGTAACCGCCGCAATCTGCTGCGCTTCTTCTATCATAGCGTTTTTCTGGTCTTCAAACTCAACCTGCTGGCCGATAATCTGATCTTGTATTAGCAGACTAGTGAGGTGCTCTTGAGTGGATTCGGAGAGTGCCAGAGCATAGGCAGCATTGAATGCGTCCAACTGACCCTGTGTGAGATGATACTCTTGTCCTGTATCAGGATGCACGATAGTAGTAGAGCCATTGACCATGTTAGCAGCCATTTGCGATATGAAATTGTTTGCCTCCTCACCTATTAGGGAATTTATGGCGGCTGTATGGTTTTGGAGGTCTGTTTGACTTCTCACGGTAGATGAGAGGCTGATCAGGAACCCTATCAGGGCGATGTTTATAAAACGTGTACGCATCATTTCCAATTAATCCTTGGTTAGTAGGACACGGAGTCCCAGATTCAAATAAAGCCCACCACACCCTATGATCTTGGCACATAACGCTAACGGCAGCAACCTTTAGACCTAGAGCTTGTAGCTGCTTAGACAGCTTTAATCGCTCACAATTTTGATCTACAACAGGCTTACCGATGGCTATACCAAACATCTGTGTTTGGACACCAGCACTACCAGAAAACACACATACGTCCTGATTGTAGCTTGAGCCGCTCGGAGCTACCGCAGTGCTAACTACTGCACCTTCTTGTGTAACTGTGGTGGTCGTTCTGTTATCAATACTCTCGGCGCTTTGTTGGTTGTTAGACCCAAAGTCACCTACTGAAGCATCTTGTGCTTCTTGAGCGTTAGAGGAGTTTGCTAATAATAGCGCCACCACCAGAGATAATAACCGCATACAGCCCCCATATCATGTTTTCTAGGCGGATAAACTTCTTTGACCCAGAAGAAAGTTGTTCTTTGATATATGCGTATTTTAAATTGCACTCTGCCTCGTGCTTCTCAATACCTGCGACTGCTTCTGCTAGCATTTCCTTCTGCGTTGCCATTACTACCTCTACAATATGTTTAAAGTTATGATAATACCGTCATGCCCTTCGATAGGAAGGCCCACTTCGGCGGTAAATAAGTCTTCTCTGCCAAAACTCGCAAGTAAGAAATCATACATTGGAGTGTTTGTTTTTACATGCCCTTTTATGGCTGTAATGTCTAAATCCCGTAACACCTTACAAAAGGAATCACCAGACAGTATAAATGCTTTGTTGTCGCCCACTATCACGTTTGTGCAGTGGTACGCTTTGTTCTTTACTCTACCAGTTGTGTAGCCCACAACTTCGCCGTCTTTAGTTATCTCTGCGGTAAGTTTACCGTCTATTGCATGAGTAAATGCACTCTTCGTAATTGCGAAGTCTTGGCCGGTATTAATATCTATAACGTCTTTGTTTTCGGCGTATAGCTGCTCTAACTTCACTAGGTCAACTGTATTAACTATTGC